TAGCCGTCATCAGTTCTTTCTTAAACGAGGTACACAAAAAGTTTCCTGAGAATGCCATTTACATTTTCCTTATATATTCAGCCAACGTAGGATGACCCGCTTCTTTGATTGCATTATATACCGTAGTGCGGTCACTTTGGATAGCCTGTTTCATATAGATGACCAGCAGCTTCTCTATGCTGTCACGATAAGTAATAGCCTGATCCCGCAATGTAGGATGCGCGTCTTCCGAGAAAGCAACAATCTTACCTACGCAACGGTGGGCCACCTCTTCAGGAGTTGCACCACGATTGTTTGTGGTTTGAACATCAACCTTAAACTCTCCAAAAGACATATTGTTCATTGTTTCTGCCTAATAACTTGACCAACACGGTAATCCTGTGTGGTTTCTTTAGCCTCACCCAACAACTTTAATCCGCTCAAAGACTCCTGAAACCTCTTGTCATACATCGCCATTATGTCTTGCTCACCCTTCATAAAGATATACGCCTCAATTAACGAACCATACAGCAAGCTCAAATCAGCGTTGTCACTCAACCAAGTTGTGCCACTATCAGCGCCTGCGGTCAGACTTGCAGGACGATACAGATAGTGAAGCTCTGCCGTATAATTAGCATTTGGTGTTGGAGCTAAGATAAAAGTGCTAACGTCAAACGTGGCATAATATTTTGGCACACCTGTAGTGGCGGGATCAGGCGTATAGCTTTGAATAAAGCTAACGTCTTTAAACTCTACAAAGTCATAATTACTGCCACTAGATACAGGGTCCGTAACGGTTCTTAAACTCAAAGAATATGGCGCTAAAAAGTCACTTGGCATGGCAAGAAACTTGTTTCCGCTGGACGCTGTGCCTGATACGTTTTTACGAAATAAACTTAATTGAACAGACTTTAAAATTCGTTCTTCCGCAGTTCGTATAAACACTGGAAGATTAGTAACGAAAGACGTTTCTGTGTTTTCGGTATAGTCTTGTATTGCAGTTTTTAATTGTGCGTATGTAAAACTCATGTTGTAACCACCGTTACGCTGCCGACTGAACCTGTCGAAACCAAATTATTTGGCGTTAAATTGAAATCATTTCTCATGCCGACAGGGTTAAAGCCATACTGTATGTTTCGTTGCTCTTCTAAATTCTGTTCGGGCCTTGGGTTTCGCAAAGCCTGTGGATCAGGTCTTACCCTAAGAGGTTCTAGTTGGGGCTGTTTTGGCTCAAACTCATCATTGCCAACCAATAGTCCGTTCCATTCTTTGCGCATATCACGCAAACGATATCTAAACCCTGATCGGTCAGATATGCCATACGCATTTCTATTTGAAGCGTATTTAGACATATCTGTAATTCCTTAAATCTGGCGCAACTCTAAATGAAGCTCTGTCCCTATCTTCATCCATAGCCCTAGTAATTTCTTCATCATATATTGGTTTAAGTATTTGCAACCTTTCTGGCGCTCTTTTCATAGCAATGTAATACGCCAATCCCGCAGCTAGGCAGGGGTAAAACCTAAATGGCATGTCAACCGTGTTTATGTAAGTGTCAGCATCATCCATGCGCGTCAAAGCATCATAAACAATTACATCTGTACTATTATCAGGCAGGGGCCATAATTTTAAATTAGGCGTTATTTGCCTATCTAAGAAAAACTGAGTTGGTCGGCCTGTAGTTGTTTTTGTTGGAATGCTTAGATATTCATCTCTGCTAATTCTACTTAATGAATAATCTGTACCGTCCCTGCGAACCACCAGTGACAATATGTCAATTACATCAGTGCCAAGGCTTGTCTCACCATCGCCGCTTGTCACGGTGAAAGTTCTTTGATTAATTGTCCATTGATTAAGACCGCGATTAGCCCAATCCGCAAACAAAAGATTTAACGATCTTTTAGCTGTTTTCAGGTCATATCCAGTTCGTGCCTCTAAGCCGCAACGCTCAAAAGCCTCTTCAATGTATTCAGCAACATCTAATTCAAAATCCGTTGAGCCTGATACTGCCATGTCATTCCTCGTTATAAAGGTTATCGAAAACCCTGTTAACATCTAGCGTGTAGTCTAAATCAGATTTAGAATAATGTATATGCTGTGATGGTTTGAAGTCTGGCGCTCCCTCACCAGTTACAAACCACGCTGGATGTGTAACACGAACGCGGTTATTTGGCAAAGCTACTATATTTCCTGTCCATTCACCTGCATCTAGCAACTGCAAAACGTGGCTTTGTTTATGTTGTGCGGGATCATCTGCAATCTCGCTGTTAGTGTAATCAACCGTAAACAAATATTTGGCTGGGTGCATTTCACCATCTATTTTTGCCATCCAAGGGCAGGGCGTTGCACGATCCATGACAAATACAGAATGATGGTGGGAGGCACAGTCCCAAGGCTGCGCGTCATATGTCTGCATTGGTTCAGGCCATTCTTCCAGCGGTATGTCGCCTACAAGTGCAGTTATAGGCATTCTTGCCCACATAGCACCGCCATGAACTGTGTCTTCCTCTGCATCTTCAGCCTCGTTTCCAGTAAATATAACTTGAAAACTCAAACATCTGTTCGGGATTGTTGTTACACCTATGACCATAGCATGAAGGAATTCGCCGTGATAATCCTCATGGTTGTGAGTATATTCACGGCGAACCCATGCCTTAAAGTAAGGTATATTACTGTATAGATATGACATTATGATTTTGGTACTAACTTCATACCTTTTGCTGATGCCGCTTTGCGAAGTTGTGCAAGGGTCATTACTCCACCCGCTGCACCACCTTTTTTCATCATACGGGGCTTTTTCATACCACCCGCAGCGCCACCTTTCATCATGCGTTTAGGCTTTTTCATGCCGCCAGCGGCACCGCCCTTCATCATTTTCTTTACTTTACCACCGTTACGATAGCCTTTTTTCTTCATCGCCATGATATTCTCCTAAGTTATTTTAGTGCGTTTTCTTCTGGAATTTTTACCGTTTGACATAACAACACCACATCCGTTTGCAACCATAGTACCGGGTATGTTCTTTCCTTTAAATGGGCGTTTTGCTTTTGTTTCTGCTACGCCACCACCATTTTTCATCTTGCGGACTTTGGCTTTTTTAGTATTAGCAACCACAGTTTGGCCTTTCTTGCCAGCCGCCTTTTTCTTTTTGGCTGTTTCTGACCGTTCTTTTTTACTAAGGCTTTGCGCTTTACTACGGGGCAAACATCTATCAGGGTTTTTCTTGTCTTTAGATGTGCCGCACTTGCCTTTGATAGAACCGTCAGTGCCGATTCTAACCCAATCCTGATTAACCCAATCCTTCAGCGCACCCATTATGCTTTCTTCTTTTTCTTTTTGCCCTTCGCGCCTTTTGCGTAATTAGGGTCTTTACAATACTTAGATGCAGCCATGTTCGCATAAGCAGAAGGATACGTGTCAAAAGTTCTTTTTGCCCAAGCCTTACCCGCAGGACAAATTTTGCTGCCCTTAGACTTGGCTGACGCTTTGCCACCTTTTCTAAGATACACAACGCCTGTAGGTTTTTTACTCGGCGGCTTTGACACTTGCTGTCTCATCTGACCTCTGGATATAGCCATAATCCCGCTCCATGTATTTTTTTATGTAAGATATTTCTGTTGCTATAACTTCTGTTTTTTTATCCACAGAAATTAAAGTTTCAGTTGTCCACGCGGCCCAACTGTAAGAAATAGCACCAATTCCCGTAACAACAGCAGTGAAAAAAATAACAACAAATTGTTTCATCAACACTTCCACCGCTTTCTAGCTTGCCGCAAACGACTGTTAGGGTCTTTAGCCGCCTTTGGAAATTTCTTCATTTGTCCAGCAGAACGGGCGCAGAAGGACTTGCGCCGCTTGGCATCTTTGCTGCCTTTTTTGACTTTACCAGTAACCGCTGTTTTTAATTTAGAGCCGGGATTTTTACGTCTATAAGCTGCGACACCAGCTTTAGTCATTCCCGCCCCAGACTTAGTGGAGCGGAAATTCTTTTTATTGCGCTTCGGCATTTTATCCGAACGTTCAGCCATACTCTTTCCGCATCGACATAATAATAGTGTATGTATCTGCGCTGGTGTGACCTACAGTTGTGAACAAAACGTCCCCATCTTTGCCACTACCAGCATTGTTAGTTAGCCCACCAAAAGCTGTGTAGTCGTGATGACCACTTTGGTTTTCGCCAAGCTCAATACAAAACACATTAGTAGAGGCATTGAAAAGTATTTGTACCTTCATTCCAATGCACTGCCACCATATTTTTTCGATGGTAACACCTGTGCAGGCATCACCACGGGCATTTGCAGCTAATGCGCTGACGTCTACTTTAACTACAGCAGACTCGCCTGACCCATCAGAGACATTGGTAAACTTCTGAACGACCATCTTCTGACCGTCCTGAATGGTTTGAGTAGCTACAGCATCAGCCATTACGCTCTCCTATTACGCTATTTGAACGTATTCAATAATGAACGTGAACGAACCCGCCGTTGTTGCGTCTACTGTGTTGGTGATATTACAGAAAATAGTTCTTTCAGTGTCTGTATATTGAACAGAAGCTGGCGCTGTTGTGCCATCTTGCGTCTGAAGAACTAAGCTAGTCACAGTTACGTTGTGTGCAACAACTGTTGTACCGCCATCTAATATTTCATCAGTTTGAGCCGCAACGATCTGTGCGCCAGAGCTAGATGTACCAACTTCATAACCAATGTCACCTGTTCCAATAACGGGAGCAACATCACAGAAAATCTTAATGTCAGTGATTATTGTGTTTGCAGGTTGCGTAAACTCACCAATCGCGGGGCTGTCGCCTGCGGTAGTATTCACTGTAACGCCAGTGGCAAAGCCAACGTGCTTTACAAATTTGTTTGTAACAATACCAGTAGACGCGGTGCTTGCCACAGTGGTTTCTGTGCCTGTTGTGGAGTCTGTAGAAATTATTTGGAAGCCGTTTTCAGACCGTACTGGTCCTGAAAATGTAGAATTACCCATGATTATCTCCTGTCTTGGGTTAAGTCAGACGCCCATTGCGCCTGTCAGGGATAACCAAATAATACACAACAATTAAAAAAAAGAAAGGGGGCAGTTAAACCGCCCCCAATCAAAAACAAACATTTGTTCGGGTTACGCTCCGGGTGAACCGAATACGCAACGTGGGTCCGAGAAACCAAATGAATAACGCTCACGCGCTTTGAAACGCATGTTGCCTGTATCGAAGTCTGCTTCCATGTTTGT